TGCCACCTGCAGTGAATGCGTTGTTGAAGATGTCCCAGAACTCCACCTCCTGGCGCTGCCTGGTGGCTCTGCTCTGCTCTGCAACCATCTCCCGCGCTACGCCGTACAGCTCATCGCGCCATCCTTCCCATGTGAACTCGATTGCGAGTCCAAACGGCACCGCGATGTACTCCTTGGCATTCCCGATGATGTGCTCATCGAGGGCGAACTGTTGCCCTTCTGGCTTCTGCGGCATCGTCCCAATACCAGCGACCTGTTGGTCCTTGACCGGGTTCCAGCCCATGGTGTCCATGTTGGCGACCATCGGATACTCAAGGGGTCGCTCCTTGCCGGTCTCGTAGTAGACTTTGCGCAGGTCACGCGCCAAAAGGGGACCAAATGCGGTTCTTACGACTGGGGGCATCTTAGTCCTCCTCCCTTACGTCCAAATGGTGGTAGAGGGCTTGAACTGGAATCGAACTCGCCCCTGCACCGTTCCCACTGGATCAACGAGTCCTGTCACCAACGCGGCAACAGCGGTTTCATCATTCTCGTCCAAATACCAAAGCCCGTTGGTTGCGTGCTGCCGCAATGCAAACTCGTCCCACACGTTGGTCTGCAACAGTGCGTGGTCTCCGTTCGCATTGTCCTCCAGAGTTGCCTCGAAAGACAAGTGGGGCAGTGCCGGAACAAACTGCACCGCGTCATCCACGGTGGCAGCCGTCACGTCATGCAAGGCCACACCGAGGATCAACGTCACATCGTCGGTTGCCGCCTCTGACACGCGGCCAGCCGTGGTTGCCACCAAGATGGCGCCACGTAGCCAGGTCTGAGAGGCCGTTGCCTGTCCGGTCATGATGGGAGTGTGGTGAAGACCCTCCCGGATAACCCTGTCGATTGCTCTAATGCTATCCTCTGCAGCCATCACTCCTCCTCCTGCCGCACTAGCCTCGCGGTAGTTGCATTCCGGACACTTGCCCTGTCCGTACCATACGATCAAACTGTTGTCCAGCCATTTGCTTAGCAGACTCTTCCTTTTGTACCCGAGCCATATCTGCCGAGCTAAGCGCCTCTGTGCTTATCCTGGCGCTCACCCCTTTATCTCGGTGCTTATCGGCAAGCTCCAACAGTCCAACCCCGACATTCTCCCGCAACGCTCTGCGTCTATCTTGCTCACTGAACTGCTGGGCCAGATGCAGGTCCTTCTTAACCCGCATCAGTATAACATCCCCGATCTTGCGCCTGCCCAACTCATCGCGGCGCTCTACCGCTTCCAGCATCGGACCATTCACCACTTCCCAGCCCAAGCTCTGCTTGAAGGTGACAGCGTATCCGTGCTGGCTGGCAAAGTTGACCCATGAATAGTCATAGGCCGTGTCCTTATTGGATACATCCAACACGCCACGCATAATGGGACCCGCGATTTCGTTCTCGATCTGTGTCGCCTTGGGGTCAGCCCGTACCAGCTCCGGCCCATCTGCTGGTCCTTCCGCTAGCTCTGCCAGCGTATCTGCTCGCTGAGCCAACACCTCTCGCCGCTGAAAGCCCTGCGACGGCAGATCCTTCTCCGCTTCAACCTCTAGCTGGGCCACAATCGCAGGATTGCTCTCGATGTCCCGCCTCTTCACCGCCTGCTTGATGGGGCGCATCACTCTCTTGTTAGGCATCGAAGCCCTCCGTTTCTGTCTTGGTCACGTAGTCAGCCCAGTTCTTGTATCCCATGCCAACGGCCCAGTTATCCGCGCCGCCCTTCTGCTGCAGGGTCTGCACAATCTCTGGCCCAAACAACTGCTCCGGTGTAGCCACCATCTTACCGCCAGCGTTTGTGGTAGTCCTGCCTGCTGTGTTGGTCAGATCACCAACACCTACTCCGGCACCACGCCGTCGCAGTTCCTGCTCTACCTTCACCTTCACGATGTCGTCCACATGCTGCCCAACCACGTAGTTGTGGGCCAGCTTGTACACGTCAGGATTGAGCAGTGCATCCGGGGCGGTAGCCTGCACCTGTTGCAGATACCCCTCGATCTCCTCCTTGTACGCCTCGTAGTGCGGCAGCGACTGCGTGGCCACCTGCCTGGTCAGCGTCTGCAAACTTCCTATGCCCGCTCGCTCCACCTGTGACACGCGCTCGTTGGCCTGCTCTGCTGCAAGGAGGCGCATGGCCTCCACACCTTTGCCGTCGTCAATCAGCTTCTGGATCTGATCATCACTTATTCGGGTGGGCGCTGTCTGTTGCGGGGCCTGTTGCTGGCTCTGCGTGTAAGCCTGCTGGAGAAGGAGGTTGCTTTGCTGGAGGTGGCCAAGCTGTGCCTGTAGCGCCTCAAACTGTGTTTGAGATACACCGCTAGCCGTGCCAGCGCCTTCGCTAGCGGCACCAGCGGCACCATCACCTTCTTCGCTCCCAGCTTCGGGATCGTCAATGGGTAGCAGATCTTCCGTTGACTCTGGGTTCTGATTCTCGTCTGGTGGCATCATGGTCCTCCTTTGACCAGTTCAGCAGGTTTAATATCGCCCTCAACATCTCCGCTCGCCCCACCTGCACTGCGTATGCTTGCGCGTCAAGCACCCGCGACACTGCTTCTTTCTCTATGAGCCGCAACTGCAACTCCAAATACTCGTGCATCGAAGCCACCGCTTGCGGCTCCTTCTGCAACATCACCACCCAGAGTGGCCACTCCTTCTTCATTGTAGTGGCGGCCCCTGTTCTGGCGGAAGCTGTTGCTCTCCTTGCTCTTGCTCCTGCGCTCCCTGTTGCTGTGCCTGCTGTGCAGCCGAGAACTGTTGCATCAGCGCACCTAGTTCAGCCTGCTCCGGAGGTAACTGCTGTGCCTGTGGCTCCTGCGGCCTACCAAGAATGTCCTCCGAGCGCAGCACAAAGGCCCCGCTGTCACGGACCTGATCGAACGTCCTGATAGTGCGGTCCACTGCCTCTGCAGCAGCATCCAGAATCTTCTGCCCTGCCACCATCACAGGCGGCGGCAACCCCGGCTGCACCAGCAACTGCGTCAGCCCCAGCACCTGCTCATAGTATGACGTGAGCATGCCCATCAGCTGGATAGCGTTCTGCCGATCAGCGTCCTTGTTGATCGTGGCGCTGTTCGCGGTCATCTCGATGGCCATGCTGTCATCGAACTCCCTGTCGCGCAGCACCTCCAGCACCAGCGTGGCATCCTCGATACCGAGCACCCGCTGCAACCGGCCCTCCACCACCTTGTCATCAAGCAAGGCCCGCTCCTGATAGCGGTACAGACATTGGCGTACAGCAGCCGCTGTTGCGTGGCGCATCCCTTCAAACGCAGGAGCGAACCGCTGATTCACCGCTTGGAGCACACTCAGCGCCGTAGTAGCCGGGGTGCGGTTGCCCAAGTTGCCAGGCTGCCCCTGTTGCAAGTCGTTCAGCCCAACGCGGCGCTCCCCGTATCCATTGACCAGGGCTTCCGCTCGCTCACTGCTGGGATACACATCCGCCATCTGCAGCCCGATGAAATCATTCTTCGGATCAGGCGTGGTGATAATCTTTGACGGCCACACCTCCATGCTCTCGTTGATGTGACCCTCTTTGCCAACCCACATCCGGCAGTTGGCCAACATCATGTTCAACACCCGCTGATTGTGGATCTCGCTGGCCTCCGCTTGGAACGGCTTGAGCAGCTCCACCACGCCCATCCCGTAAAACAGGTGGGGCCTCGGCTGATACTGCATCACTTCAAACGGTCTGCTCCGGTCAAACGGGTTGGGCACCACACGCAGGATGGTGCGGCTGGTCCGATCAAACGTAACTAGCAGGTCCTCGGGGATACCGTCCCCATCAATGTCGTAGTGCATGTACGCATCGAACACCTCATACAGCTCACGGTCAGCCTCTCCGCTGTCCTTCGTCCGCGCCAGCAACTCCCTCCGCGTGCGCACCGAATCGCGGGCAGCTGTGGTGGTCACCCCTTCGATGTCCCAGCCCAAGGCTATCGCCCTTTGCTGCAACTCAGGTTTGGTGAGCCAATGGCGCACCGCAATCCACCGCGCATCATGTACGCTCTGCGGACTACTCCCTGGCACAAAGAAGTCCTCCACCGGCACCGTCCGGATCACCGGGCTGTTCTGTGTAGTGCGCTCCCCCAACGGAGTCTTCCGCTTCTTCTCGATCCACGGCACGTAGTACACCCCGGTGCCCAACTGCGTGTTATCCAACAGCGCATGAGTGACAGCCTGGCGGAGGCCCCACTCGTTGTTGGTGCCCCAGTCAATGAAGCGCTGCATCGCCTTCGCGTGCTTCACATAGCGGCCGTCTAGCGGCCTAGCGGTGACGACGGGGCTGATCTGAAACAGGGTATCAAGCGCCTGCGCGTAAATTGCATCCGCTGCAATCGCGCCCAGCGGCACCTCAAGGTTGGGTGCATTCGGAATTGGGACATCTCGGACTGGTTTGCTTGGCACCCCCTCGTACATCCGCAGTAGCTCGCTCCAGAGAATATCTTGCTGAGTGCGGGTGCTGATTGCATCCTCCAGGTCCTGCGTAAGCCACGTGGTCAGCTGCTCGCGCTGCTCCGCGCTATACTTCCGCGAGCCCTCAAGTCCATCAGGAGGAACTTCAATCGTGCCTGGTGCGGATGCGGGCATCTATTTCTTCTCAGATCGAGTGAACCATGTGAAAATCGCAGTGGCCAAAGCACCAATGGCGCCCGCACTAGCCGCCGCCGCGCCGATAGCAGCCTCCACCGGCATACCTGCGAATGTCGTGTAGATCCAGAAGAACACAGGCATCAGGCCAGCTGTCCCTGCCGCGCCGCCACCAGCAACGAACGCCTTATTGTTATTAAGTTTAGTGGCCATTATTGCTTCCCTTGATTCGGCCTCGTGTTGCCGGTCCCTGCGGGACCAAGGCGCGGGCTAGCAACCACCGTCTTGTACGACCTGGCGACCGTCTTACTGTTCTTCCCTCCACCGGGCTGACTCGGACCTTTGGTTGGCATCATACTTCTCCGTTCCACGCTAGCTGCGCGATCATCAACATAATGGCCACAATCGAAGCCGCACAGCACCACTCTATCAAAGTTACGTCTCTCATGGTGTCGGCGTAGGCGATCCTGATGGCGTCCTCACCCA